TCAGCAACCTTATAGATTGTTCTGATAACTTCTCTGTTGATCTCAGCAAGTATCTCTGTTGAAAGGATATTTGCTAACTCAGCCTCAGCGTTCAATCCGTGGATTGCCTTAAGGTCTTGAGCGAGTTCTAGTGAGTACTCAGCTTTTAGAGCTCTTGACTTAGCAGTAACAGTAACTTTCTCGATACTGAAAGCCATTTCGTTAAACTGATCAGCCGCAGTAGAACCTAAGTTCTCAGCGTTGTCAGTTCTCATACCCTGACCAACATCATATGCAACCTGAGTAGCATTTGTTGAAGGGTTAAGTGCGCCTGGGTTAGTACCTGACTGAGCAGTTGTACCTAAACCAGTAGCAGCATTTGTCCAACCTTCTGTCTGTGAATGGGAAGAAGACTGTCCAGAGAATCCAGTATCTGGCTCGTTGAATAGAGCTTCAGTACCGTTTCTGCGGTCAGCAGTTGTACCATCAACATAACGTGAACGCATCGCAAAGATGAGTCCTGTTGGAGCATTCATCGGTTGAACACCAGCCAAGTCATATGCGACTAGGTTTGGCATTGAACGACGAATAAGGCTGATTAGAACGGGGTCAAAACCAGCAACTGGACCAGCATCAGTAGCAGCATTGGTATATCCACCATTGCCAACTGACATTGTTGGGCCTTCAGAAAGGAATTGCTTCTCTTCTGATAAAAATCTTTCTTGGTTTTCGAGCAGGACAGCGGTAACTGCTTTACGATGATTATCCTTAATTGGATCTATACCATCATGTTCTAGAAGGGGGTTCCACTTCTCCTGCAACTGTTCGGCGTTGAACATTTGCTTTTTTACCTATGTGTAAAGTTTAATTTATTATAATGTTGAGATCACTTTTTAGTGGCGGAATTTAATGCCTGTAAGTAGGCTGCCATATGTCCAGTTGGTTGAACTAGATCTTTATCGGCAGACTCTGTTAGGTCTTCCGACTCACTTCTTTTTGGAGCAGTCTTGAAATATGACTCTTTCAATGTTTCAAGCTTCTCTCTATAAGATTCTTCACTCTCAAACTCAATACCTTCGGCAAGGGAAGCGAGCTTTTCCTTCTGAGAGGTTGATAGACCTTCAGAAACATCGGAAAGGATATTACCACCTGTTGCCTCTGATAGAGACTTAGTGATAGCTATATTCTTCTCGATTTGCTCGTTGAGTTTAGCTTCCATTTCATCAAGCTTTCCTACCATATTCTCAACGACATCATATTTGTCTTCAGGGATGTTTACATAATGTTCTTCAAAAAGACTCATCATTCCTTTAAGGAAGGAGTCTGTCATTTCGGTCCTAAGACCATGTTCGATTTGGAGGGCATTTTCTTTGACCCACTCATCAGAAACGTACTCTAGATAAGAGTCAACACGTTCTACGAGTTCGCCTTTCATACCTTCCACTTCCTCTACGAGTTTTGCCTCGTATTGGGCTTCGAGAGCTTCTCTCATCTCAACAACTTTTGACTTGAGAGCGGCTTCGAAAATTGTTTTTGCTTTTTCTCTGAAATCTTCGGAGAGTTCTTGTCCACCAAGAAGAGCATTAACATCATCTTCGATGTCAACTTCATTGTTGAGTTCAGGAATAACCTTCTCTTCAACAGTTTCTTCTTCGGTAACTACAGTTTCTTCTGTAGCTGGCTCTTCAGCAATCACATCTTCAGTAGAAGCTTCCACTTCTTCAGGAACCTTACTCTTATTTGCAGGATCTGGTTCGAATTTTTTCATGTGACTCTTAACTGAAGCTAGATTTTTTGCCTGAGCACCGTCAGGTACACCAGTTGCCGTCTTCAACTTATTTGAATCGTCATCTGGTTTTGAATTAAATGGAGTAGGACCACCTAAGTCTTCCCATGTTGGGGAAGTTCCACCAGTAGTCAGCTTTGGCATCGCTTTATCGCCAGCTACTGCGTTTTTAGTTACGGCGTTCTCCATTTCTTGTAAATTTTTGCCACGGGACATTTAACTTTTCTCCGATTACCTTTAATTAATCTATATTTATTTATAATTTAGAGATTTGACAAGAAGTCATTGAACAGATTCAATTTCTGTTCATCTAATCTTTTTTGATCTACTAGAGTATTGATTCTCTTGTAAGTCTTTTGTGCATAACGTTCACGGAGAACGTCACCATCCCAAACCCATTCTTTACCTTCCATAATGCCATCGACGAAAGCATCTGGAGCAGAAGGATCTGAAACGATATCAGCAGCAGTAGCGAGAGTAAAGTCCTCACCAACTATGCTGTATCCTTCGTTGGTTTTATTTAAAGAACCAACTCCCCTTGAAGAAACACCCAGTTTCACACCTTCTCCAAGGAGTGACTTAGCAATATTTCCCATAGGGGTTGAAAGAATTTGTGCCTTACCAATAAAGTTATTACCTTCTTGGCGTAAAGATGTAATCTTATGAGAAACTCTGTCAAGATTGACGGTTGGTCCGTCAGGATGACCTAATTCTCCAAGAGCACGACCTTTAGTGACAAAATTCTCATTGTATCTACCAACTTCACGACTTAAAGTCTGCATGGGATACATTCTTCCATTACGATTTTTGATCTCACCCTGAAGGAAAATGCCTTCAATAAAGAGGTTTTTCTTACCGTTGCGTTCTTCAACGATAACCTCTACCTGATCAATTTCTTCTGTGATGAGTTTCATTTATGAATCCCCTGATACTTGAACTTGTTGGGCATATAATTTCCCTGATCCAGAGTCAGTCCTAGCAGCAACTGTTAAAGTTCTTCTTGCTTCACCAGCAGTTACAACAGCATCTCCAGCATAAAGACCTAAACTATTGTGATCTGTAGTGATTCTTTCTGAATGATATCCATACGTATTTGCACTAGAATCAACAGAAACAACTTTTGCAGTTGTGTTAAACCCAGTAACTCCAGTTATTCCTGATGTAGTAATTACATCATCAACTTCAAAAGGACAACCTGTTCCTTCTGGAAGATCAATAATAGTTGAAGCTCCTGTTGTTACTCCAGCAATTCCAATTGAACTTACTCTACCCAAATTTAAAGTTGCAGGAGTTCCAGCTGGAATAAAATAATCAGATGTGGTAGCAGTTGCAGTTGTACCTATTGCTACATGAACATTTTGACTCATTGGAACAACTCTGAGAGTATCAGATTGAACGGTAAATTGAGCCCTTGCTGATGTGGCAGATGTAGTAATAGTAAGAGTGTCTCCTACTGGTTGATGTGCCATTACTCTTCCTCTTCGGTTTCGACTTCATTGTCAATTTCACCAGCTTCTAATGAAGCTTCAACCTCTGGATCTTCCTCTGCATCATTCATACCAAACATAGCCTGGGCTACATCTGGTTTGGAAGTGTCTATTTTTTCTGCTGATTTTGCAAATAAAACGTTTTTTATTCCATCACTTATTTCAGACGGAGATTCATCCGCAATAATCAAATCCATTAACTCGTCCATGAGATAAAATTAATTTAATAAAGTACTTATAGTGTTATTTATACCAAATTTAAGGTTCATATTCACTAGGCGCTAAATCTGGAAGATCTTCTGCCCAAATTTGTTCTGAACCTCCATCAAAATCATGAATACTTTCTGATCCACCTACCGCAAATGGGTTATATTTTGATGTGGCAATCTGATACATTTTTTCATGAATAGTATCTTCTTTATTAGATATCCTACCTATAGCATTCCTTATATCATCATGCAATCTTTCAACTGGTGTTTTATTAGTAGCCTTAGGCCAAGAATCATAGGGATGTGGTTCCCATTTATAATTTGGATCAAACCATTCATCATAAGGTAATTTATCTGGTGCTGGATAAGTCATTTAGATCTCTCCTTTGTCTTTTGGAACCTCCATTGCAGCATTATTAGCCATATCTTGTTGCATATTTCCCATTCCACCTATAGCATCCATTTCCTGAGCAGCTAACATCATCTCTTCTTCTGAAGGTGGAATAATACCAGCTTCCTTCTCAGCAGCCATTTGCTTATCTTCCTCTACTATTTCTTCATCTGTTTGACGTAATATCTTACGACGAATATGATCAACAGAATAGTATTTACCAATATATGGATCAGCAGCTGCAAGAAGACCTAATCTTTCTTGCATTAATTCTGCATCTTTTAATTCTGAGAAATGATTATCATATAGGTAATCATATTGAATATGATCACTCATCTGTTCCCATTCTTCAGGAGTAATAACGTTCTTAAGAATAAGTTGAGTTTTTAGAATATCATGGAAAAGAGTACTAAATCTCTTTCTCATTCTACCAACAAACTTAGTAAACTTAAGTTCATCCCTTAAAATTTCTGAAGAACGTCCAAGACTAAACCCACTATCAGCACTCATTCTTGATTCTGGTACTGATAAAGCACGATAAAGTTTCTTCTGGAAATACTCTACATCAGTCAATTCACCAAGATTTTGACCGCCAGGAAGAGTTGTGATTTCAGTGCCTCGACCACCTTCCCGACGAGGAAGCCAAAAATCTTCCATCATAGACATATATTTCTTATCATCTCTAATTTCTCCACTAGCCGCATCATAGGTTAATTTATTTCTATAACGAGACATTACCTCTCTAAGGTATTGTTCTGCCTTAACTTTAGGTAGATTACCAACATCAATATAGAAGATTCTTCTTTCTGGAGCACGGGACATACGATAGATGACCAGTGAATCCTCAATCATTCTTAACTGATTAAGTGCCTTAATTGCTTTATGAAGATAAGAAAGATTTGTATGTTTGTTTCTATCTACAAGACCAGAAGTACAATATGCAACTGAATCCTTAGCAAGTTTTATTGCATCTTTTTGTTGTCCAGAAACAGATACTGAACCATATTGATTCTTTTGATATGAATTTTTATCGTATATAAAGTATTCAGTCAAGCCAGGAAAATCTGCGGATGTTGGATCAGCATCCATCGATACCTTCATACTATTGACAACATTTGAATTAGTATCTTTTTTCTGTTCTCTTACAAACTTAGTTTTAATTGCGTCCATATAACGCAATTCTTTAATACCTTCTTCAGGTTTTTCTAAATCAATTACCTTATGATAATAAAGTTTTCCATCAACATACCAATTTCTGAATATTTCATGTGATTTCTTATCAAAGTTCAGCATTTCTTTAATATACTGAAACTCATCACGAATAATACCTTTTACTTTATCACTAGCTTTAAGATTTTCTAAATCAATCTGAACTGGAGAATCATTCTGATCTGAAACTATTGCCTCGCTTATAATATCTTCTATTGCATTATCACATTCTGGGTGTAATGCCATTTCACGATATCTACGTATCAAATCATATTCTGTCTTAAATACGCCTTCTACATCTAAATATTGACCATAAAAACCAGAAGACAAATAATAGTCAGCCCCATCCTCATTATTCTGAGGAACAGGACTGACTACTGTAGGTGAGGGTTTCTTATA